CTATAGAATATAGAATAACAAGTGGTTCTTTACCACCTAACTTAGTATTACAACCTACTGGTGATATTACGGGAACGGTTGCTTTTCAACCAGGTAATACATTTGCAGATCCAGGCTCTATAACTGAATATACATTTACTGTAAACGCATATGCACCTAATTATCCAATAGTACAAAGTTTGCAAACATTTACATTAAACGTATATCAAGAATTTGCACAACCAACAGATACACTTTATATAACTGCTGCACCACCTCTTTATCAGCATTATATATTAGATCAACTATTAACCAGCACAACTATTATTCCTCCTCAGGCTGTTTATAGACCAAATGATCCAAACTTTGGTGTAGCAACTAATGTAACCTATATGCACGCTTATGGAATATATGCTAGTGACTTTGACCAATATGTAGCAGCAGTTACACAAAATCATTATTGGCGTTATCTAACTTTAGGACAAATCAACACTGCTGTAGCAAAAGACAGCGATGGTAATGTGATTTATGAAGTCGTTTATAGTGAAGTCATTGATAACTTAGTAAACCCAGAAGGAGTAAGTGTTAGTGAGTCAATTGAATGGCCTAGACCAATCAATTTATTTTTAGGACCATGGTATGCTAGTGTTACAGACATATATGCTAGTTATATTTTCCCTGATAGTGACGGGCAACCTACTTATTACACAAGTTTAGATCCAGGTCACGTACAAGAATTATATCCAAACAGTTTACCAAATATGCGTGAAAGAGTAGGACAGGTATTGGGTCAAGTATATGATAGCAACGTCTTACCATTATGGATGACAAGTCAACAAAGCAATGGTAGCACATTAGGATTTACCCCAGCTTGGGTAATATGCTATACTAAGCCCGGTTACAGTCAACAAATTGCGCAAAATATACAGACACTTTGGGTCAACGAGTTAAATCAACCTTATGTATTAAATCAAATCAATTTTGAAATTGATAGATTTACCGTAGACAAAGCACTTACATATGATTATAACAACACATTGGTTCCTCCTGCGTTTACCGATTTACCAAGTGGAACCCCTGTACCTAATCCTCTTAATAGTAAAGATTTTTATGTATTGTTCCCAAGAAAAACTATACTCCCAAATCAATAATACTAAATACATTACGGAAACAAATAAATGAGTACAATTAACACAAACGGAATCAATGTAAATTATCCAGTACCGGGGCAGAATCAAAGTTCTCAGGGATTTAGAGACAACTTTAGTTCTATTGTAACTAATTTAAATACTGCTGCTACTGAGATTACTGATTTACAAAACAATGCTGTATTAAAATCAGCATTGGCTAATACTACTCTTAACAATAACATGGCTAATACACTTATTAGCAATGCAAGCACACGTAGTTTTAGAGCAACCACATACAATTTAGGTAACGCATTAGCAGGCACCGTATTAGTAAACGCAAGTTTAGGTGATGTTCAATACGGTACAGTATCAGCAAATACAACGCTTCAGTTTGGTAGCTGGGCTCCAACTGGCACACAACAATCAATTCAATTACAATTAGCAGTTAGCAATGCTAACGCAGTTATTTCATTCCCTGCGTCAGTAGTATCATCAAATAATAATTATGGTGTTACAATTTTAGAAAACTATGCTAATGTTGCCAACGTTGCAACTGTTACAGCTCCATATGGTGTATCGCAGTTAAACTATACAATTACTACAACAGATTGCGGTAACACACTTTATATTACCCCAACTAACAGACCATATCAAACAACTGAAATACAAGTACGTACCCCTCCCCCAACTGGTTTCCCGGGCGACACAGAAGGTACAGTAGCAGTTGACGCAAACTATCTTTATGTTTGCACAGGCAATTTTAATTCTACTACAGTAAGTAAAACAGTAAGTAATACATATTCATCAAACAATGAAATATTATTAAACAATTTAACAAGCTTGGTAGCTAATGCTCCTATTGTATTCACAGGAGATGTGATCGGTGGAATAGTAGCTAATACCATTTATTATATTAAATCTATAGTAAATGGAAATTCAACCGTTACAATCAGTAGCACCCGCTCAGGTGGTACAGCAGGTTCAACATTTGTCTTGACAACTGCCAATACAGGTAGTAATGTATGTACTGCTACTAGCTATAATGGGTCAAATATTTGGACTAGGACTTCACTTAGTTCTTGGTAATCACGATGCATCCTTTTATTGGTGATTTATCAGATAAAAGTTTAGAAGAACTTCAAAAAACTATTTCAAGTCTAACAAATAAGTTAACATTTGCGGGTAGAACAGGAAATCGTGCATTAATAAATCAAATACTTATGGCTCTTGATAATTATAAAGCAGCATATGCCGCAAAAATGGATGAAATGGTCAAAAAGCAAAACATAGATTCGCTTATCAACATTCAAAAACAAGTAAAATAATATGGACGTTAGAATATCTAAAACTTTTACGGTTGCAACAGGCCTGCATTTAGACAATAAATTTATGGTAAACATCTATAATTTTGATGTTTCTATGATAGTGTATACTGATAATATGCACGAACAAAATGTTGCAATAGCTAGAATGGGCTATTTTATAGAACAATGTTTAGAAGATAGTGTTATAGTATCAAGTAATGATATTGAGGCTATTCAAAAATATCAAAATGCAGGTATTAAAATTTGCATGTCTCCTGAAGAACCATACGACCAGATCGTAGCAATGATATTATTACAAAAATTAAATGCTATTATGGAAGGGAAATTACACATCACCGATATTGATTTTGGTTCTGCTATTACATCAGGTATACGATTCCAATTAACTATCGAAATGGCTGAAGCATTAGTATCAGCAAAAGGCTGGTGGAATAAACCAGATATATCTACAGTGGATGTGCTTAAAAGTAAAGATAATATTGTTAAACTATTTGACCCTAAACCTTGGGAAAAAATGGAATTAGGTTGGAAAGAAAAAGTTGACAAAGACACAGAATAATATTATACTTGATCTATGAGAACAGATTCGTATGGTCAATTAATATTTAATGAAACAGATTTATTAAATCTTTATTATACTAATCCAGAAATTAAACTTAACAACGTATTAGTAGAAAAATCAATACAATTTAGTAATGACTTAGAATTGGTTGATATTCCCAAATGTATCGAATATCAATTAACTAATATTTCCAAAAATGAATTCGATAAACAATTACAAAATAATTGGTTTATCCCAAATGAATATTTAAATATGGATATTGCACAGTGGGTATTAGACCAATGTAGTGACGATAGTGAATTACAACGTGCTGGACAGGAATTGTTGATGTATCAGGAACGTAATATGTTTACACTATTAAAATATTTAAAATATCTAGTAGATACTATGCGCCAAAACAATATAGTTTGGGGTGTAGGCAGAGGTAGTTCTGTTGCTAGTTTTGTATTATTTCTCATAGGGATTCATAAAATAAATAGTTTATATTATGATCTTCCCATAGACGAGTTTTTAAAATAGGAGAATTTTATGGCGATTTATAGAAGCGCACAGGGTAAAAAAGTAGACATGGCTGCAATCATGGCTAAAAATGAGAAAACCAGAGCAGTTGGTTTACAAGCCAAAGGTGATGGTAAAAAAACTACTGGGGTTAAAATGAACGCCAGAGGTGATATCATTGACAGCAAAGGCAATGTAGTTAAATCTATGACACAAAAACGTGCAGAAGGATATGCAGCTACAGTAGGCAATCGTTCAGCACAACCAGGTCAACCATTAATGAAAAGACCCAAACCTGAAGAAAATTTTGCATTGACCCCACAAGAAAAAGAATTAGAAGCCATGCAAAATGATGATATTGAAGTTGAAGAAATTAAAGCAAAAAGCAAAGGTGTATAATGGCAACAGTAAATTACGCAACAATTAAATTTAAATCAATTAAACCAATTCACGATACAGTTGTAGTATGTGATATGGATTTTGAGGAACGTATTACTAGTTCAGGTATTGTTATTCCATATGATGATATGAAAAGTTCTGGAATTAGACCTCGTTGGGCAAGAGTATATGCTATTGGGCCCGCCCAAACAACTGTTAAAGTAGGGCAATATGTGTTAGTATCTCATGGTAGATGGACTAGAGGCTTACGTATTGAAGATGAAACTGGCGAAAAAGTAATTCGCAAAGTTGATCCAAACGATATTTTAGCTGTCAGTGATGAACGAGTAGAAGATTTAACAATGAGCGATAAGGTACTTTAATGAATAACAAACTTTGGGTAGAAGCGTACAGACCTAAAACTGTAGATGAATATGTTTTTGTAGACCAATCACAACGTGAAACAGTTGAGAATTGGCTTAAGAATGAAACTATTCCACACTTACTTTTATCAGGTGATCCCGGTACTGGTAAAACTACATTAGCCAAAGTTTTGATTCATGAGTTGGGCATTGAAGACTGGGATATCTTAGAAATCAATGCTAGTCGAGAAAATGGCATTGACAATCTTAGAACAAAGATTAATAGCTTTGTACAAACAATGCCTTTTGGTAAGTTTAAAATTGTGCTGTTAGATGAGGCTGACTACTTAACTCAACCAAGTCAAGCAGCACTTAGACATGATATGGAAGCATATCATAGCACTGTACGATATATATTAACTTGTAACTATCAACATAAAATTATTCCAGCAATTAAAAGTCGCTGTCACGAATTTCATATTGCTAAGACTAATCAAGTAGATTTTACTGCTAGGGCAGCAACAGTTCTTGTAACTGAAAATATTGACTTTGATTTAGATATCTTAGATACATATGTTCGTGCTACATATCCTGATCTACGTAAATGTTTGAATCGTTTACAACAAGCAAGTACAAGTGGCGTGTTACTTCCAATATCAAAAGAAGGTCAAAGCGAAGATGAGTTGTTACTTCAAGCAACTGATTTGTTTAAAAGTGGCGACATTATTGAAGGACGAAAACAACTAATGCAATATATTGCTTTATATCCAACACGCATTGAAGATGTGTATAAGTGGATGTATGACAATATTGATCTTTGGGGAGCAACAAACGAAAGGCGTGATGCAAGTATTATCTATATACGTAATGGTCTTGCAAATCTTCCATTGATCGGCATTCCCGAAATTGCTTTGGCGGCAACACTAGTGGAGTTAACATCGTGAGATATCTATTAATTACATTTTTACGTCAGCCCGGCGGGCAAATCAACGAAGAAGTTAGAATGGCTAAACGTGTTAAGCCTGCTGATGTATCTACCTGCAATATTATTGTAGATTACGCACTTAAAAAAATTGAAAAGTGTACTGTTGAAGGCACAAAAGTTGACACAGATTTTGACAAATTAAATGAATATTATAAAGCAGTCTATCCCTCTCTAATCGCACAACTAGAGAGGGAAGCACCTGTGTCATTAAAAGCCAAAGATGATCTAAAGCCTTAATCGTAAAGTTTTAATACTTTTTCAATTATTCTATGGCGTCTTATATCCTTGACAGAAAATTCGCTTAATCCAATTTCACTAACAGGATTTTGTGTTAAGCGATATGTCAAATCTAATAAGCCGTTATCTTTGGTTCTACGATCAGTCTGTTCAACGTCACCTGTAATTATAATTTTGCTACCAAAACTAATTCTGGTCATAAGCATTTTAATTTGACTTGGGGTAGCGTTTTGAGCCTCATCTAAGATTACCCAGGCATTTTTAAAGTTTCTTCCTCTACAAAAAGCTAATGGTGTAATCTCTATTATTTGTTCTTTGAGCATATATTCAACTTCCTTCATTGAATAGTATTCTTTAAGAATATCCAATAAAGGTCTTACCCAAGGTTCCATTTTACTATTAATATCTCCTGGTAAAAACCCATGTTTTTCATCATCTACTGCAACTGCCGGTCTGGTTAAAATAATCTTTTTACAATCTCCTTGTCTAAGTGCCTTTAAAGCAGCAAGCATACCTAAATAAGTTTTACCTGTACCTGCAGGGCCATAAACTACTACTATATCTTTGGAATTATCCATGAGATTTAATATATAATTTTCTTGGTTTACTGATTGGGGTACGAGTTCTATAGATTTTTTAATTTTATGCGTTTGGTTAAAATCTATAGTATTATTACTTTCGTTGTTATAATATGTTGTAATTTTATGCATTTTCTTGCTGTTTTGTTCTTTTCTTAAAGCTCCGGTTTTTCTTTTGCTCAATGTATATCTCCTTATAAACAATCGGCAATATTATTTACCTATGTAAGGTTATGTAATAATATAGCACTGTTCCTGCAGAAACTTAAGATAAATATAATGTTAGCCTCTGTAGTATTACTGAGATAGTGTAAAAAGAGATAAATATAAGTATGGTTCATAAAGTAGCAGATGATTGGTTCAACGATGTAGATTATACTAGTATAATCAGTACCGTTAAAGGTATTATGACAAGTGACGGATCTATGTCCATATTGTTGGACTTTGAGCGTGTGCTTGATGATAGTGATTTATATGCTTATAAAAATTGGTTATTAGGTGAATTAGTACAGGGTCCAAATATAGGTCGTTATGAGGTTACTTGTATTTTCATGTGGCCTTATAAGTTAATGCCTGACCCACGTGGTGTAAAACGTTTATTGGCATTAGGATGCAAAGTAATGTTTGCTAAATCAGACATTAAAGTTCCTATTGAAATTACTAATTATGATGACTTTGTTCCAGGTACCAAATATCCTAGAATGGAGCAACGAAAAATTTGGTTTGTTAAGATTACTATTCCATTAGAGTTAATGGATGATATTAAACAAGGTAGTATTGACATTGCCGGTGAAGTAATTGATCTAGAGGATATCGAAGACGCATACAACGAAGACCTTGATAAACAAAATATTCAAGGCGAAAATAAACAGCAAAGTAATGCTCAATCTTCACCAATGCAGGGTGCAGGGGCAATGCCAGGCGGGTCAGCAATAGCACAACCGGGGACATTGTAATCATGAATAGACAATTAAATGAAGGTTTAGATTATCTTGATATGGTTGGTCAACTAGACCCTACAATAACAGTTGACGAATACGCTGCTAAAATGGGTAAAGATAGTGATGTAGTAACAATTACTTTT